ACCATGGTGGTGAATGCAGACGCAAGCCTCGGGCTATCGGTGACCATGGAACGCCTTGTTCCGGCGGTAGAATTCACACCGCCCCCGGCGGATGGAAGCAACACCTACGTTACCTGCGGAACCTTCAGCGTTACGCTCACCCGGATCTTGGACCCGCTAGCGGACCCCCTTGACAGGAATACAACGTGGGTAATGGGCCATTCTGACCCCATACCGTTTGTGCCCTCCGGCGGTTATTGCGAAACAGACATACGCTCAGCGACGGCAACCATCCAGCTTATGCCCTACCGGCTAGGCTGCAACGGCAGGGCGGAGAACGGCCCGCTATCGGATTGCTCGATGGACACCGGCAAGAGAACGTATTCATGCCTGGCGGCTCTGGTCAAGCCCGCGGTGGCCGGAACCTTTCGCCCTCAGTGGAGCCAGCTCGGCGTTAATCGAACCGGTGGCCGGCTTGGATGCTTCCGCGGGAATAATTCGGCTACCGGATTGCTTCCGCCGGTAGCGGCAGTATTGGACCCGACGCCAATCTACCCTACCGCGGTGGACCTCTTGAACGCCGGATGTGGCGGCGAAGACCCGGTGAACGGTGCAGAGAAACAGCAGATACAATACACTTCGGTGGCCGGTTTCGATTTAGTGGTTAAATCCGTGGCCAAGGGCGCCCCATGCGTGGCAATCCGGATTCCCGGCGGCGCGTGGACCGTCGGCACCTATACGCTTGACCTCGGCGTGCTGGCCGATACCGGGCACTGGGTGGCGACGGTGACGTTTGGCGGCGTGGCAGGCAATCCGGTAGTGATTTTATACGGGCTAGAATTCCCGTCGGGAGTTACCGCGGAATGTGTCGACAACGCAATAACACCCTCGGCCATGGTGGCACCCATGGAACCAGCGCCAACGTATCAGGTGGAACGGCTGGCAATCATCGAGCGCATGAAAACCCGGGCCGCTACCGCATGCGTGCACCTTGGAACGCTAATCGACCCGAAGCCCGCGTGTGGGTGTTCGGCGCTCCACTCGTGCACCATTCACGGGGAATGCGTGCGATTTGGCGCGCAGGGCAGCCGGTTCAAGTCGTGCTCGGATTGCACAGACTACCGGCAACCATGATATGATGGGCGCCAAACCTTCGGAGTGCGTGCAGATGGACCCGACATGGATTCAAACCGTAGGACTGCCGACGGCGGCGCTTGTTGCAATTGGTTACGGCGTCTGGTCTACTTCGCAATGGATCGCGCAACACCTTATCATCCCGATTCGTGACAGACATTTTGAGTTCTTGCACAGCCTAAGCCAAACCCTTGAAACAATCGCAACAACACAGGAACACATGGCGCGGGAAATTACCGAGCTGGCCCGTTCCAACACCGAAATCTCGCGCATGAATGGGGCGAAACAATGACGTGGTTAATACTGGCAGCCCTGGCGGCAGACCCTACGGTGAGCCTACCGCCGGCGGTAACGGCAAGGCCGGGGCGCCTAGTGCAGATTGCAGCCCGCACAGATTGCAAGCTTGTTAGGTGGTACCTGGCGGGAGACGATGCCGATCTTATCGTCATGGAAAGCACCCGAAGCGCAATCTTTTCAGCCGTGGCGCCGGGGCAGTACAAAGTCTTGGCATGGACGGCGGCGGGAGACATCCCCAGTGAACCGGCGGTATGCGTGGTGACAGTGGGCAGCGCTCCACCGGTGCCACCCGGGCCAGTGGTACCAACGGACCCGCTAGCAGAAGCCTTCCGGGCATTGTTTGAAACGTACCAAGACTCAGACAAGGCAAAGCAGGTAGCAGCGCTTGCAGACGTATACCGGAGGGCAAGCAAGGCGGCGGGAGATCCCGAAATCAAAACAGCCGGTGACCTGTTTTCATTTGCGCGCCGACAGGCCGTGGCGACATTGCCACCCATGGCGCTGGAAGCTATTCGGAACCGATTGGGCGAAGAGCTGGCCGCGGTATTGCCGACGGACCCAGACGCGGCGCTCACCCCTTCTATTCGCACCGCGGCAACGGAAATTTACAGCCGGCTTGCAAAAATCTTGGAGAGCTTGAAATGATTGACGATTACGTACCGGGGTGGGTGGACGATCCCGAAGCGGTGGCGGTGGTGGCCGGCGCCCAACCGTTCCCGTTTTTCAGCATGACACCGGCAGCGGAGCGGGAGACCATACCGCCGGAAGCTTTTTTGTGGAAGGCCCGCGAGACCATTACCGGCAAGCCGTGGCCGGGCAGGAACCAAGGGCAGGTGGGAAGCTGTGTAGCGTTTGGAACCGCGGCGGCAATTGAAGCGACCATGGCGGCGGAAATCCTGGCCGGTGAAGCCGAAACCATCAAGGACCTTTGCCAAGAAGTTATTTACGCCGGCAGCCGGGTGGAAGTGGGCGGCGGCAGGATTAACGGTGACGGTTCGGTGGGCGCGTGGGCGGCGGAGTTTGTGCGGCGGTGGGGTGTGGTGGATCGCGAGGTATACGGCACCGAAGATTTGCGCCGATACGACGAAGCCCGGTGCCGACAATGGGGGCGAACCGGAGTACCTGACAGCATTGAGACGGTGGCGCGCCTCCACCCGGTGCGAGCGGTTACGCTGGTGAAGGACTTCCGGCAGGCTTGCCAAGCCTTGGCTAGTGGGTACGGAATCGCAATCTGCTCGAGCCGCGGGTTTGTGTTCCAGCGAGACGCCGACGGCTTCGCCAAGCCCGCGGGAACCTGGCAGCACTGCATGGCGCTTATCGGCTACAAGTCTGGCAGCAGGCCCGGCGGGTTCATTTGCAACTCATGGGGCGACAATAAACACACCGGGCCGATTGGCGCCGGCAGCCCGCCGGCGTGCGGGTTTTGGGCCGACGCCGAGATTGTTGATAGAATGCTAGGCGCGGGGGATTCGTGGGCCTTTTCTGGTTTGGATGGATTCCCGGCGCGTCGAATCAATTGGAGTATCTGATGATGCTTACCCCATACCCAACCGACTTCCCAACCTATGCCTTGGGCCTGCTTGTGGATCGCGTCAAGGGCGGCGACATTCCCGCGCCGGTGCTGGTCCATGCGTGCTGGAATGTGGCAGGTTATGCCCTAGCGCAAACCCTCGGCGGTGGGCCCCTGATTACAGCCGACCCGGTGGCCGACAACCTGCAAACCGCCGGCGACCTGGCGGTGCTTGAGGCGGCTATCGAACAAGAGCCGACTTGCGCGCAAGCGGTGCAAGGCCTGTTCCCGTGGTCATTGGTTTTGAGCATCGCCCTTCGGATCTTGTCAAAACAGCTGGGGCTCTGATTATGAAATTTGCAGCCATTAACGCAAGCGCAAGCGGTAGCAACGCAATTGTTGCAGCCGTTACGGGCAAGCGAATCCGGGTGGTTTCCTATGTGATTGTTGCAGCCGGTGCCGTCACGGTAACTTGGCAATCGGCATCAACTGCACTATCGGGCCCGATGAGCCTTGCCAGTTCCGGCGGCGCCTCGGCATCGGTGGGAATTCTTGCACCCGGCGGCGCGTATGGTCTATTTCAGACGGAAGCCGGCGAAGCGCTGAACCTTAGCCTCGGCGGCGCGGTAAACGTTGCCGGGCACCTTTGCTATATTGAAGTCAACGTATAACGGAGCGGAACTATGGCAGACATTCCAGCAACGGTTCCGGTAACAGTACCGGCAACACCGGCGCAAACCTTCCCGCTTTGGGTTGTCGAGTCGTTGGTTTTTAGTGGTAACGGAATAGAGCAACCGTTGACCGCGGAAGCATGGTTTAGAATCGCGCGGCGTAACGCGGCAAGTTCAACCGGTTGGGACTTGGGAGATGAACGGCGCAATTACCACATAGCAGACGTTTGGGCCCTTGCCGGTACTGATTCTGACGTAGCGTCAACCATGACGGATATCATCGCAACGCTTACCAGATTAGCTACAAACGCCGGTGTATTATGAGTCTACCATTATTGGGAGTCGGGCCTTCAGCGCCAGTACCATCAGGCCCAACCGATGGCCTGCTCTGGCAGGATGCGTCAGACTTTCTGTTATTCAACGGCTCGACAGATTACATTATCTGGCAATGAGGTAGACCATGCCCAGCAAAAGAATCGATGAACTAGATGCAAGAACGGTAGCAGATACTGACCTGCTACCTGTCACACCATCAGGTGGACCCAGTGGTAAAGCCACTGTTGCTGCAATAGTGGCAGAGGGGCTGTCTCAGCCTAACAGCGCATCGGCGGGTGCCGGGGCAAACCTATCGATCATTGCAGCGGATGGTATTACAAGCGGAGCAGGTGGCAATATCATTTTGGAGCCGGGGGCGCAGGCTACGACTGGTGGGAATGGTGTGGTGCTTGTTAGGCAATCTGGCGGATCACAGACGTTAAGTTTTTCGCATGATGGCACTAATGCATCTATTACAAATTCTAAAGGTTGGATTTATTTTAAACGACTAGCCGGAACAAATATGGCTTTAATTGAAGATAACGGCAATAACAATTCAGTTTTTAAAAGTGATAGATTTATTACATTCTCTGCATCAATATCAATAAATAGTGCTAGTATTTCGATTGGCAGCAACTCTCCTATAGGATTTACTGCGGGGCCAGAATATAATCCTAAAGATATTGAAATAATAAGGAAAACTGTTGGAGTTCTTGGAATAACCAATGGATCTACTAGCGGCGGATCATTAGCCTACGCATCCTCGACACCAGCAGCGATTGTAGCTAACCAAAATAACTACGTACTCACCGGCTCCGCATTCCAGCGGCTGAACTGCACCACAGCATCAGACATTACTGGCATCGCTCCCCCGACTGGCGGGGCACATGTTGATGGGCGCATGATCAGGCTCGTGAATGTGGGCACTGCAACGGTGACGCTTAAACACAATAGCACAAGCAGCACGGCGGCTAACAGAATGTTTGTGAGCAGCGGAGCGGACAAGGCCTTGGCAGTCAATGGTTGGGCCGATCTGGTTTACGACTCAACGGACAACGGATCGGGTGCAGCTGGTTGGAGGGTGATTTGATGGCATGGATTCTATTGGCGGCGCTTGTAATGGCGCCAGCACAGAGCGCGCAAGCTTCCGCTCAGGCTTCAGCGCAAGCGGGGCGCATGGCTCACAGGGGCGGCAGTTACCGCTATGAAGGCGTGGGGTTTTCAGCGGCAAGCGCTGGGCAAGCTATCCGCAACTGTTGCTATTACGGGCAACGGGTGCCCATTGAAATCGGCGTGGCGCGTGGGCGGAACGGCTGGTATGCGTGCGTGAGGTACCGATGATTGCTATCGTCTGGTTTATCCTGGCGGCGCCACCGTGCCCAACATGACCCGGGGCGCCTTCACCGGTGCGGCGGTACGTTGCGCCAGTAAGGAAGCCGATTACAAGGCCAACACCAAGGCCCGGGCCCACCAAGCCCCCGCCGATCACCTGGCGGGTGCGACATGATTGACGGCTTGTTCACCAGCACCATGCGAATGATCTTCGGCGCCCCCCGGGCCTCGGGGTGGAGTGCCCTTCGCAACCGGACCCTAAAGGGCGCCGATTGCCTAGCATGCGGCACGGATCGAGACCTTGAAGCCCACCATCTGGTACCGGTGCACGTTGCACCCGAACTAGAATTGGAACCTTCCAATCTGGTGCCGCTTTGCCGAGATTGTCACTTCACGTTTGGGCATCTCAAGAGCTGGACCAGCTACAACGAACACGTGATTCAGGACGCCGGGAACTACCGCCGGCGCCTTGAATGTAGGCCTTGAAACGTTGTTTGGCTCGCCCAAACAAGAAACCCTACCCCGTGGAAATCGTAAACTAACATACGCAAACCATTACAACGCAAGGCCTTAAGGTTGTTTGGCATATGCAAACAACCTAAACTAACAAGGGGCGCCGATGATCAAAGGAACCGCGGTTACTTTGGCGCCGCCGGAGCGGGAATTGGCCCGAGCCATGGCAGCACGGCGCGCCGAATGGAGGGCGCGTCAACAGGTCCCGGGGTGGGCTATCGGCGACGGAAGCCGGGCCGGGGCGTGGCAGGATCAAGACCTCTTGGCGAGCTGCTCGGAGCTGGCGTTCTGCAAGCTTTTGAACATATACCCGGCTGGAATTCAGGAAGGCGCCGGCGTGGCGCTTGAAATAGATTGCAGGCTTTCCAATGGCGAAGGGGTGGACATTAAATCGACCCGCTACCCCACCGGAAGCCTGCGGGTGTCGATGCGGAAATACAGGCCCGCGGCGGAACGTACTTGGTACGTATTGATGACAGGAACCGGGCCGGAATCCGAATGGGTCTTCCGCGGCGCCATGAGGCCCGCGGACCTAATCACCCCGGAGCGCCTGACCTCATTCGGCGGTGTCGATCACCAATACATTG